TTATGCGACACTGTAAACCTCTTTGGCGCGGGTCGTGAACGCCTGAACCATATTCGAGGCCAGCTCTTTAAAGATGCGGCCAAACGCCAGCTCAATCAGCTTATTGGTAAACTCAAAGTCCAGATGGAACTCAATACGGCAGGCGTCCGCGCTCAGTGGGGTAAACTTCCAGCCCCCCATCAGCGTTTTAAACGGACCATCGACCAGATGCATCAAAATACTCTGATTGCTGGTCAGCGTATTGCGGGTGGTGAACGTCTTGCTGATCCCCGCTTTGGAGACATCCACCGCCGCGGTCATCTGCGTCGGGCCAGACTCCAGAACGCGGCTTCCGGTACACCCCGGAATAAATTCTGGATAAGACTGAACATCGTTCACTAACTGATACATCTGTTCCGCGCTGTAAGGCACAAGCGCAGTACGGCTAATCTGAGGCATAGCATTTTCCATGGTCACACAACGGATAAATAATAACATTTATCACCTGTTAAAAAAACGCTAAGCCTCATCTCGTGCTAAGATAGCGCGTTAGACCTCGCAGGACGCAATGAGGTGACTTTTTGAAATCAGATTACCGACGGCTTTACGACACTTATGACGAAGAAAAAAGCACATAAACCAGGCTCGGCGACCATTGCGCTCAACAAGCGTGCGCGCCACGAGTATTTCATTGAAGAAGAATTCGAAGCTGGCCTTGCGTTGCAGGGCTGGGAAGTAAAATCGCTGCGCGCCGGGAAAGCTAATATCGGCGACAGCTACGTGATCCTGAAAGATGGCGAAGCTTTCCTGTTCGGTGCGAACTTTACGCCGCTGACCGTCGCCTCGTCACATTACGTGTGTGACCCAACGCGCACCCGTAAGCTGCTGCTAAACAAGCGTGAGCTGGAATCTCTCTACGGACGCATCAACCGCGAAGGTTTCACCGTGGTCGCCCTGTCACTGTACTGGAAAAACGCCTGGTGCAAGGTGAAGGTTGGCGTCGCGAAGGGTAAAAAGCAGCACGACAAACGTACTGACCTGAAAGAGCGCGAGTGGCAGCTTGATAAAGCGCGCATCATGAAAAACGCAGGACGTTGATTCTGCACACTTATTGTACTATTCAATAAGTTAGCGTTCCGGGCTGGTATCCAGGAAGTGAAATCTGGTATACTCAGTTCAACACTATTGGGGCTGATTCTGGATTCGACGGGATTTGCGAAACCCAAGGTGCATGCCGAGGGGCGGTTTGCCTCGTTAAAAGCCGCAAAAAAATAGTCGCAAACGACGAAAACTACGCTTTAGCAGCTTAATAACCTGCTCTGAGCCCTCTCTCCCTAGCTTCCGCTCTTAAGACGGGGATCAAAGAGAGGTCAAACCCAAAAGAGATCGCGTGGAAGCCCTGCCTGGGGTTGAAGCGTTAAAACTAATCAGGCTAGTTCGTTAGTGGCGTGTCTGTCCGCAGCTGGCGTGCGAATGTAAAGACAAACTAAGCATGTAGTACCGAGGATGTAGAAATTTCGGACGCGGGTTCAACTCCCGCCAGCTCCACCACTCTTGATAGGACTGCAACCGGACAGCGGCAATAAAAACAGCCACTTACGGACACTGACCAGACAGCAGGCAGACCGAGAAAAGACAAAAATATGCACGTGAAATGCACGTGCACTTTAAAAGAACCCCAGATTTCACGGTCTGGGGTTTTTCTATTTGTAACTAAGGGTAACAAATTCCCCTCCCCCTTTCGCGTCCCGCTCGCCTTGACACTGTTTATTTTTACAGTAAAAATACTGTATGCAATCACAGTGGTTTTCCGGAGGCATTTATGTTCGTTGAGCTGGTCTATGACAAGCGTAATGTTGATGGTCTGGCAGGCGCCAGAGAAATTATCCTGGCCGAATTGACGAAGCGGGTGCACCAGATTTTCCCTGATGCCGAAGTGAAGGTGAAGCCGATGCAGGCAAACGGCTTGAATAGCGATGCCAGCAAAAGCGATCAGACCACAGATCACCATCTTCTGTGACGCTGATATCTTTCTCTTTGCCGGAAGTGGCATTCTTTACAGAGAGCTGGGTAGAATATTTGCCGCGCCTCGTTCAGAATGGGTAATTTGATTTTGATGGTTTTTGACGAGCCATAAGAAGTCCATGCGAAAGCGCCGGCCCCGAAGGACCGGCGGAGGGATTATTTATCTTTCAGTTTTGCCTCGAGAACCTCGATGCGAGCCAGCAAAGCGAGAATAGCCTCGTGATGTAATGCTGCCGCTACGCCGTAAGTATCCGGAGATAAAACACCTTCAACAACTGTTCCATCGTCTAGGGTTCTATCGCCTGTTTCCTGCACTGCCTCCGGAAAAATCTTAGCGACTTCTTGCGCGATAAACCCAATACCCCATGCCCCGCCATCTAATCGAGTCCATGTATAGCCACCAAGTTCCTTCATTAGTGACAGAGGGTTTTGGATACGCTCTTTGTTGGTCTTAAGTCTATCATCGGAGTTTGGCGACCAGCTTCCGGGCGCTATGGCGTTACCATTTTGCTCAAATACCCAACTACGGTCATTATCATAGGAATTTAAATTTATAATCGCGGATACTTTTACGCCAACCTGCTCTTGATAATAGAATGCTGCAAGACCACCAGTAGAGTCCATCCTTGCTCCACGGCCTCGCAGTCCCGTATGTAACCCTGCCGAGTTAATGTAGGCTCCGGGTGAAGGACTCGCTGGAGTTGTCCACTGAGAAACAGTTCCGTTGAAGTCTTGGCTACTTGACCATGTGTTAGCCGTACTCAGTAATGGAATTTTAGCGCCGCTAGTACCGATCGAATCCCGACCAACCAGCTCGCTGTTCTTTAACAGGTCTGTGATATATTTCCAGGACGGGCCGGTGAAGGTAGTGCCGTCTGGCAGATTCACTATGATGTTTCCGGCGGCGCTGTAAACCTGCTGCCAGTTCTGTTTGTCGTAGTTCAGGCCTCGTAGTGCTTCGGCACTTTGCGCCACCAGAGCCGCAGTGACAAGGTTCATGGCAACACGCGGAACAGCATACCATGCAGCGCCGCCCTGCGTTGGCCCTGTATAGTTGCTAACCAGTGTCAATGAAGTGTTGCTGTCTACCGTTTTGATGGGTAGCGTATAAGGAATACCGCCAACTGTTGCGACAATAAAATCGCCGACGGTTAACTCGGAAGTAAAGGCAGTACCGCTACCTGTTACGGTATCTGAATTATTTGTAAGAGTTATCGTTCCTGCGGACATTTTCTTCTCCTGACCCCTATTTACAACTAGACTGAAAAGGGGTGTAGTTAAGACATTAAATAAACTGTGAGGTTTGAGATGAAACAAGTATACACATTTCTTTTCTTGATTGTAACCACATTAGCTGGGTTGCGCGAGTAACACTACTGAATATCGATTCCAGATGGATTATCCTATACAGGCTACCCGGCTTTCAATTGGTATGAATTAATAATTAGTGAAAAAGAGGGCTGAATGTACCAGCCCTCAATAACCACAATATTTTACCACTCATTTATTTCTAGCCAACAAATGAGCCTGTACCTCTGGTAATTGTTAAGCTTGGAGAATAAATGATTTTACTTACTGAGTTAGCATTAACGATAGTTAATGTTGCTGTAACTGTATTTGTATTTATTCCCTTAACTCCAAATCTCAATGTGTAAAAATTATTAGCATACGCGCCGGATTGCACTGGAAGGTTTGAAAATGTTTTTGATGTCCCATTAATATCAATAATGACATTCATACGGGAATCGGCATTCACTGATGAATAAAAGGTTGCTTCTACAAGAGCATTCTTAGCAAGACTACTTGATCCTGAGTCAGTATAAGTAATCGTTTTAACTAAATTAGCAGTTCCGCTTAATGAAGCATCCGAACCGACACCAACGTTGGCAACATCCCCAACAAATGACGTTGCCTCTATAGTTCCGGTAAATTTCCCACCTGAGGCATAAACCATCCCTCGTACTGTAACGTTGTTGAAAACAGCATAACCGGATTTGTTAATATGCCAGCCAACGTTCCCGGTTCCGTCCCAGGTTGAGGACTGGATATAATTGCCAATTTTGGCATTGGTGATTGTGCCATCCTGAATAAATCCTGAGCTGATAAAGACCTGCCCATTTACCACAGCGAACGGCGAGTATTGGTTGTCACCACTGCCACTCATCAGCACAAACTGGTTAGCGTTAAATCCAACTCTGGTTACTACCGGTTTACCTGCCTCCGCCAGGACGGCAATCGACATCCCGGCGTTATACATCACATCGTTGATGCGAACCCCTACCTTCAGGGTATGAATCGCCGTGGCGCCGTCCGCATCAACAACAGCAGTCAGCTTATCTTCAAGCGTTGCAGTGACATCCTCAATTTGCGCCTGTACAGTCGTGGAGAGTTCAGCCATAGCTTTATCGACTTCGGCTATTGTCGTTCTGACAATAAGGATTTCAGCACGGACCTCACCATACTGAGCCCACTGGTGCTCAACAGTTCCGTGGTTCGCCAGGGCGTTCTGCAGTATTCCCTCAATGTTGGTATCGATGTCACCAGTTAGGCGTTCTCCGTCGGCAGAGGTTAGGAAATCATCTGCGATATCACCCAGATAATCATCGGCGTTATCGTTAGACATCCCCCTGATCCAGTCGGTATACCCGGACTCGTTACCCGTTCTGTCGACCAGCTGCGCGCGGTACCAGAATTCCTGCCCTGCTTTAAGCCCGAGCTGAGTATATTCAGCGGAAGGATAAGGAACGTCAGACAGCAAAAGAGGATCTGAAAAGTCACTGTTGGCAGTGTACTGAATTTCCGTTTTTAGCGTATCGCCGGTGTTTGCCGGGAAACCCCAGTTAAGACGAATCCCCCAGTTAATGCCAGTGGCCGTAAAGCCCACTGGCTTAGGCGGATTACCTACTTTGCCTGTCAGTGTCTTCTCTTCTGAATAGCCCCATCCGGACGAAATTTCAGCGGCATTAATTGCGCGCACGCGCACCAGGTAGCGCCCGGCATAAATCCCCGGGACGTCAAATGACGTGGTGGAGCTGCGAGGCATGTTCACCCAGTTTCCGTCGTTGCGGCGCCACTGCCCCTCATAGGCGATAGCGTTCTGCGCCTGGTCCCAGCTGACGCGCATGGTCTCGACGCTGATATTCTGCTGAACAACAGAAAACGAGCTGATCACGATGTTAGCTGGCGGGGACTGATTACCAGGAGGTATTACACTTATTGGCCGCTGGTCGATAATCGCGCCAGTATCGATACGGGCATATTTATCCGGATCGTGCCATGCGGCGGTAATCGAGAAGGTGCCATCATCGTTATCAGAAACGCTGACAACACGATACTGCTGCGCGTAAAGCTCGTCAGATTCAACCACCCAAACAGCTTCGGCCTGTGGCGTCTCACTGTATGCCGTGGTGACTGTGACTGATTCACCGTTCACGGCCTGAATGGTCCTGCTCTGCGATGCTCCGGAAGGTAGGTTGAGAATAAGGCGATCACCTGCAGCTGCATCTGCCACGCGGTCTAGTTTGATAACGCGACCGTTAACGGCGCTGATGCGGCCGCCCATAACCTTTCCGGAAAGCAGCTCGTCTGCCACGGCGATGATATAGCCCGGCTGCGGAATGTTGCCGTCCAGCCCGACATCAAACGAAACAACGCGATCCTTGTTGTTGGTGAGAATACCCCAGCGCCCCTTTCGGTTCGCTTCTGACTGCCTGGTGCAGCCGATGGCTGTCATTTCCAGCTGATTGAAGCCGTATCGCGCCACCAGCGCCTGCTCAAATACCGGCTCCATCGCGTCGGCATAAGCGTTTCCCGGGTCTGACCATGAAACCAGCGCTGTGGTGTAGCGGCTTTTCGTGGTGCTGCTCGAATAGGTGAAGCGACCGCCAACAACGTTAGCGCGCGTGTAGCTGTAATCCACATCACGGGGCATATCGGCCAGAGCAACGATCTGATCGCCACCCCAGTACGTCATGCCACGGAATATGGCCGCAAAATCACGCAGGACTGTATAAGCGTCGTTTCGGTCCTGGATGTATACGTTGCAGGTATAGCGTGGTTCTGTTCCATCGCCACCCTTACCGTCCGGAACCATCTGATCGCAATACTGGGCGACCTGATAAAGCGTCCATTTATCGATGTTAGCAGCAGTCAAACGGTGACCGAGGCCGAACCGGTCAGAAACAACCAGATCGTAAAATATCCACGCAGGGTTATCCGTCCATGCCCACTTAAACGCCCCGGTCCATGTCCCGCTGTAAGAGCGGGTTTCCGGGTCGTAAGTATCAGGAACCCGAATAACGCGCCCGCGTGGCTCGCATGAGATCTGCGGGATAGAGCCGTTGAACTGGCTGGAGTCGAATTCAATGTAGAGCAGCGCGGTATTCGGATATCGCAATTTCGCATCAATCACCTCAGTGAAGCTCTGTAGCGTCATCGTGTCGCCGATTTTCGCGCTGTTGGCGTCAGCGGTAATTTTGCGTAGTCTGATTGTCCAGGTGCTGCCCGCCTGAGGTAAATCAATACGGTGGCTACGTTCATAACCTGAGGTCGTTTTCCCGGTCACACTGGTATTGAGGACTGTCTGCCATGTCCCGCCGTCCGTCTGCAGGTCAATCGCATAATTGACCGAGTAACCCACCAGATCGCCGTCGTCCTCCTGTTTGAAAAGCGAGGGCCATTTCAGGCGCAGGCGAACTGCTGAAAGCTGCGTATTGGTAAACGTGCGCGTCCAGGCTGTAGCGCTTGATACCTCAGTTCCCACGCTGATTTCGTTTTCGGTACCGGGAATACCCTGAATATATTTTTGCGCCTGCGTTCCAGCGCGAAACTCCCACGTCACGCCGCTGAAGTTTTGGGAGCCGTCAGCATTCTCCAGGGCTGTTCCGTCCAGGTAGATATCTTTGCCGGTTAGCTGCCCTGCAAACTCCCCTTCGCCAAGCGCAACAAGGATTTTTGCCTTCGCTACAGATTGCAGATCATCAGGCTGTTCGGTAGGGGTTCGTGAACTGGAGCTGCCGCCCTTGCGGCCCTTTAACACTTTATCTGTAGCCATATTGCGCCCATAAAAAAAGCCACCCGAAGGTGACCAGAAAAAAGGTTAGTTATCTACTGCTGATCTTCGACATAAATTCCGGCAGAAATAATCGCTCCGCCTATCCGCCGGCGGCCATATAGGAGCGGTACTGGATAGCCTTGCGCCGCGGTGTTTGTTACACCACCGAATGCGTAGGATGCGCGGTTATCTGCGCTTTGTTTGCTTGCCAGACCTGCAGGTTGAGGAGATAGCATTTGGACAACACCTCCCAGCATCATGGCTGCACCGAATTTCGCAGCCCCGTACCCCACCGCTGATAGAGTGCCGCCTGAGAAATAGCCAATGGCTACCCCAACAACGACGAGCACGGCGCCAAGAATTGTCTGTAATACCCCGGCTTTTTTACTTCCGATTACCACCGGGACAATTCGAATAACTTCACCGGTTACCGGAAAACCAAAATCATCCTTTCCGATATTTTTTTTATCTTTAAAAACGGCGTAAGTCAGGCCCCTTGCTTTGCTGGTGATCAGGAATTTCTCCAGCCCGTTTATAGTTTTTGTAAGAGAGTTGATCGCCTCAGCGGTTGTGCGTATTAATCGATGGTGAACCCTTCCGTAGGTTTTACCCAAAACACCGCCAAGCTCAATTCGGGTCATGACCTCTGACATTTTCTTTCTCCATAAAAAAAGCCACCCGAAGGTGGCTTAGCTTATTTTTAACTTTTAAAGGCATGATCTGGCAGCCGTAGCCCAGTGATCGTTCCATCCTTTTGCGACGGCGTAAACTTTAACATCGCTTCCGCCTGCTTCTGATTTATCGATATTCACCACTGAAAGGGCGCCGAAAATATCGTCTGATGCTGTTATTTTGTAACCTGACTCAGTTGGTATGCTGGAGCTTGAAGATCGAAGCTCCACCCATTTAGGGGCCAGGCATCTGTTAACCTGATCTGCACTCTTTGAAGTGTGCTCAGAAAGAATAGGCTTTTGGGATTCGAGGGAGTTTACAGAGCAGCCAGCCAAACCAATAACTAGCACCAAGAATAGCTTTTTCATTTTCATGCTCCTTTGAAATTTCGTAAAGGTTAGCATAGAGATCTGTGACGTAGAATCTTCATCGTCCTTTCCTGCCAGTAGCCACCATACGGCACGCGCTGGCTCAGATGTCCGTACAGGTGGTGCAGCAGCATATTTCCCTCCAGCAGAATTCCCGCGTGATTCCACTTATCGGCCTGGACCTGCATGATCACCATATCGCCAGGTTTCGGTGGCCCGTCAAATTCCCGGAATCCGCACTCATACCAGCAATCCTGATAGAAGTTGTCCGGATATTCGTTTTCCCACCATGGATAATCCACACGGTAATCGTGGAGCTCGATACCATGCGTTTGCCGGAAATAGCTCATTACCAGCCCCCAGCAGTCGAAGTGTCCAAGCACAAACGGACGCTCCAGCAGCGGCAGTTCTCCGCGCGGCTGGATGGTGCGTAAATCCCCCTCCGGCCAGCTCACAATATGCCAGGGTAAAAGCGTTGCGTCGCATTGCGCTTTATCCAGTTCGCTCGGTTGCGTTGTGGCATTAGGGTGACTGTGAACGATGGCGATCACCGTTCCCCAGTCCTCAGCAGCTGCGTAGTCTTCGGAGCAAAGGACAAAATTGTCCTCCGGCGCCGCGGCAAGATTCCGGCACGGGAAATAACGTTCAACGCGGCTTTTCTGCGCCACCACGCCGCAACACTCAAGAGGATATTCAGCGGCAGCATGCGCCATAATCGCATCGATGGTTTTCTGACGCATATCAACTCCTGATCAAAGACGTGCCCGGGAAGCCACCAAACGAGAGTTCGTTATTTTCGCCGAATCGGAGTTTGCAGGCCGTCAGCGTGCCGTTGCATTCATCCAGCGACGGATCGCTTACCGGGTTGTTGTTTTTGTCGAAATAGCGGGTGCCGGCATAGTCGCAGCCGTCGCCGGTACGATATTTATTCCGGATGCACCAGGTACACAGGGAATGAAGCTGTCGCGTCGGAATCATTTGCCCCTGCAGATCCATCGGGCTGGACAGAACAAATTCAACGGTTTCACCGGCAAGCTCGCCCGTTTTACCGTCGATATACCAGACCTGCAGCTTTTCCTGAGTCGGGTCTGCTGTGGGGTTGCCGTCTGCGAAATTTCTGGCATCGAGATATTTCTCTTTTGTGTCGTGAATAGTGACTTTCGCCTGCAGCAGATCGTCATACGCAAGACACAGGGCTGAAATGGAGCTTTCGATGTTCGCAACCGTCAGGGATGGCGTTGCATTGCTCCCACTGGTTGATTTCTCCAGACCTTCCAGTTGATATGGCCAGGCGGCATATTCATTTCCCTGCCACCAGATTGGTTTCGCCGGAAGCTTGGACTCATCCCCACCAGCGGCGATGATTTCTGCTTCTGTGTGGGGAATGTTGTAATTGTGAAAGCGGAGAACGTCCGTTAGCCCAAAGGAAGAACCGTCCACCTCAATCAGACGAACATCGTTTCCGGATTCCAGCTTCTGATAATCTGCGTTTAAGCTCATGGTTTAAATGCCTGGATGAATGTTGCTTCAAGGTTGAATTTCCCCGCGCCAAGCCCGGTGGGTTTATACGTTTCGCAACGATACAAACCCAAAGGTTCGAGCGGTGGCTTCCATTGAAAGGCTTTCGTTCCTTCATGCCTGTCGAGAAAAGATTTAATGGCCGAAATGTAGGTTTCGTTGCCAGTGAAGTTGAGCGTCCATTGCTGGGTTCTGGTGTTCAATCCATCCCCTGAAACCTGCTCATATCCATCGCCAAACTGGGCTTTTCTGACGCGGAAACTTGTATCAGCCTCCGCGTTAATCCGTGGGCACCAGGTGAAAGTTTCAATGGCCATAATTATCGGGTTCCTTTCATTGCGTTCCAGATGTCGCCGCCGGGACGAATGTCACGCATCACATTCTGCTTATAACGTCGATCAACAAATTCCCCGACCTCGGCACCAAATTGCTCAAGGCCTGGCGAGGCCTGTGTTTGAGTGTTGCCGTTGCCATCGATGGTGATATAAACCTGTGGCGCCGAAGATACAGACTGACCGCCGCCACCTCCGACCGCACGAACGCCGAGAGAACCATCCGGCGCGCGGGTAAGTGGCATGATCGCTTCCGGCCCAGCCTCGGCAAAAACCCCTGCGCCTTTGGCAAAAGCAAACAGCTGAGGCGTCTGGAAAACGCCATTGCTGTAAGCGCTCAGGGACGGAGAGTCGTAAACATTACCCTTCGCATTAAATGTGAAGTTCGCGCCAGCATTCTGAATAGCGGTACCGCTGCTGGCGGTTGCGGCTGACGAGGCACCAAAACTGAACAGTGA